ACAAACAAATATACAAACAAATATACAAACAAATATACAAACAAATATACAAACAAATATACAAACAAATATACAAACAAATATACAAACAAATATACAAACAAATATACAAACAAATATACAAACACAAATACCTATATAACATAAATTATGTGCTAAAAGCCAAACCACCCATACCACTAATAATTCTAAAAATATTATAATTCAAACCGTATACTTTCAAAACCATATCATTTTGACTATGATTTATATTATAGTAATCTATATATAGATTTATATTTGTTATTTTTGACATATTACAACTACCGGTAGGTTGCTGTTTTTCTGGATATATACAAAATGAATATGTATATATATTTTTTGGTGAAAAATGGCTATGAAACTGATAATTTTGAACTAATCTAAAATAGTTTGCATATCTAACATCAAATCTGTTAACACCATTTAATTGTAAAACTGCCTCATTAAATGTATCTAATTCATCATTTGGTAATGCATAATTTAATAAATCATTGCCTGTTAATATATTAGCTTGTATATAATCATTAGGAACATGAATCCAAAATAGTTCTTTTACAGGGTGATTAAAAGCCAATGATTTCGAAATAGAGTTTTGCGTTTTTGGTATAAACTCATCTCCTGCAAATTGCAATTGTTCAATAAGGTATTCATGTTGTGTTTGTGCAAATTTCCGCCTTTCTTCCATATCTAGTAATATATAATCAGCCCATACACTGAAACCTTGTATAGAAATATTTGTTAATAATGGTGCCATAGGTGTAGTATCATTTTTATAACAATTAATCAAATTTCGAAATGTTATTTTTAAAACAACTTCATGAAATTGTAATGCGATTAATGGTAATGCCATTGCATAATCCCTATTGAACCAAAAACACATTGGGACATATAAACGTAGTTGTTTTTTTGCACTATCTTTTGCACTACTTGCAGTATTATAATTACCAACCATTGTATTATATGCACCAATTTTGCTTTCGTTTACTGTTAATTGGCTCCATATGTCAAACCATTCACTATAATGTTTATCAATGAGTTGTCCTCCAATTTCAAGGTCAACTTGTTTAATTAATACATTTCCAATACCATTTGTCCAATAATAGTTAGTTGGTAAAACTGGTAATAATATTTCTAATATAATATCTTTTACCAAATCACCTTTACGTTCTATTGTTACTTGAACTTGTTGACCAAAATCGGGTCTACCATCTACTGTCTGTTGCATTGATTCCATAGCATAATTTGTGTGTTTTTTAAAAACAGTTTTAAAGAATGTGATTTGTGGATTTCCTATTAAATATATATCTTGAATGCCTACTGCTAATAATTGTATTAATCCTCCTCCCATTTATATTTTTATTATATGTATGTTATGTGTATGTTATGTGTATGTTATATGTATGTTATATGTATGTTATGTGTATGTTATTATTCTAGTATCTAGTATTATAGTATTCTGCTATATATATTCTATATTCTATATTACATTTATATATTAGAAATATATATTGTTTATGATATTTACACTAGATACAAATATAAGTCTAGATACAAATATAAGTCTAGATACAAATTATAAGTCTAGATACAAATATAAGTCTAGATACAAATTATAAATAATAAATATATTAATAATTATTAGTATGTATTTACAATAAATATATTATATCATGATATATACAAAAAAAAAGAACATAATATATAGTAAGTATAATAATAAATATACTAATAAACAAAGTAAAACACTAAATAATAAAACAAAATCAATTATAAATAAAACTAAAGATAAACAGATGCAATCAAAAACATCTAAAGATAAAGATTATACATTATTAAAACCTAAAAAAGATAGTGATATAGAATGGGTATATAAATATTATAATGAAGATGAAGATGATACAATTATTAATAATAAAAATAAAAGTAAATCACAATCTAATAAAGTATCTAGATGCATGTGTATTAATTATAAAGATGTAAATGATTTTAAATCATACGACCGTTGTCCAAGAAATGCAATAAATAATACAAATTTTTGTGAATTGCATCAAGAATGTAAAAGTTATTTACGTAATTTTATGTCTGGTGATGAACCCGAATATAAACCAAAACAATGGGCGGAGCCATATGTTGAAGGTTCTCATAATTGTTATTCATATTTTTTAAATAGACAGGTTAAAGCTGTAAAAGAGAAATGTGAAGAAATATGTCTTAAAAAACATAAAAAATCATGCCCTAAGAAAGATAGTGAGTGTAGTGATTTAAAACCACAACCTGGTGATTATAAATTACTTATTGATGAAGGAACTGATAAAAATAAAAAACGTATATATCAATGCCCTAATATGCAGAAAAAAATTCTTGCTGATAACCCATCATTAATACCTGTATCATTTGATACTAAATGTCCAACAAATTATTATAAAGGTGCAATGGTAGTTCATCCTACAAATACTTATCACTTTTATAGACAAAATAAAGATGGAACATTTAGTCATAAACCTGGTATTTCTAAAGTAAGTAATGTAGATTCAAGTGGCAATCCTATATATATACCACATTTTGCAGATAGAAATTATGAAGAAGATGAAGATAATGATGAAGCCATTAATTATACAAATTTTTGTGGTTATTATTGTGTTCCACAAAATCATATTGTTCATAAAAACCTAGCATAGTATTTGTAGTATTTGTTTTAGTTTTATTTACCATTTTAGTTTTATTTACCATTTTAGTTTTATTTACCATTTTAGTTTTATTTACCATTTTAGTTTTATTTACCATTTTACATTTTCTTATTTTTTAATGTATTAATTATTAAAAATAAATATAGATTATATAGTAGAAAGCATATAAGATATTAAAAATAAAAATAAAAATAAAAATATTATTATTATAAATTAAATATATTATTATAAATTAAATCTTACTTAAACTTAAATCTTACTTAAACTTAAATCTTACTTAAACTTAAATATAATTAAATTAAATTAAATAACAGTTTATAAAAATGTCAGGTTTTTTTGATACAGTTTCAGGTTTATTCAGTAAAATATCTAGAGTATTTCAAACACCTGATTTAGATAATAGTATAACTAATTTTCAATCTAAAATAGATACAATTATTAGTGATTTGATTTTACCATATGCAGAACCTAAGGATTTATCATCAAAAGATAGGTTTCGCGAATTAATTGATTTATTAGATTCTAAGAATTGTAATAAAATTGCATTAACTTTATCATCTAATCTTGATAAAAATTATACTAAATTGCAGCTAGAACAATTTTCCAGTTCTATTTTAATTGGTAAAGATGTTAATGAATGTAAAGATGAAACATGTTCTGTTAATTCACAAAAAGATATTAATAATACTAAAACAAAAGTATCGAAAAAAGAAATTTGTAATGCGGTAGCAATTCATTATGTTAAAATTTTGAATTTGATTGCTGCAATCTTGACAGCAGTAAATCCCGCTGATAATATTTGTATGAATAGATTACGTAATTTAATTAATGATATAAATAATGATGATCAAACTGGTGTTTCATCAATATGTGATAAAACAAGCAATGTTGTTAAAGGTAGTATTATGAATGAACCTGGTTTTAGAGAACTAATCATGTTATATTATTATCATTTAATACAAGATACTGAAACACAAACTGAAAAGGATAATGTTAGAAGTCAATATGTTTTTTTAACAGAAACTTTTGCAAACTTGATTATGCCAAGTAGTTCTAAAAAAAATAATGAAAATAATGAAAATAATAAAAAAAGCAATTTTAATTATAATGAGAATGAGAATGAGAATAGTAATGAAAATAGAATTTATAATAATGAAGAAAATCAATCAATTCGCAATAGCAGAAAAGAAATGAAAACAGTATTGAATGGAATTAATACGGAAACAAGTACCAGTGAATCAAATAATTCAAATACTAAAACTAATAAAAATAATAATAAATCAACAAAAGTTGTAACGACTAATAATTTAGATAACTTTAGAACAAATATAACAAGTGAATTGAAAAATTATAAAGCAGAAGAGCAACAAAATATGTTAAATATCATGGAACAACTTCGTAAATTAGATGAAAAGCTTAAAACATATACTCCTCCTAGTGCAAACTCATTACCAGAAACATTACCAGAAAATAAAACAGTCCGTGTAAATACAACTAAAGTAAATAGTAAAAATAGTAAAAATTTAATGAATTCTCCACCTATGAATTCTCCACCTATGAATTCTTCATCTATGAATTCTCCACCTATGAATTCTCCACTTATGAATACTTCATCTATGAATACTCCACCTATGAATACTCCATCTATGAATACTCCATCTATGAATAATACTACTATTACTCCATCTATGAATGCTAAACCTATGAATTCTACTACTACTACTCCATCTTTGACTATGAATACTAAACCTATGAATACTAAATCTATGAATACTAAATCTATGAATGCTACATCTATGAATACTAAATCTATGAATACTAAATCTATGAATAATACTACTACTACTCAATCTTTGCCTATGAATAATTCATTGAACAGTAAAACACCAGAACAATTAAACAATGAAATTGAAAGATTATTAGCAGAAACTAATAATATTACTAGTAAAACTAATATCTTAGAAACTACACCAGCAACTACACCAGCACCTACACCAGAACCTACACCAGCACCTATACTAGCAACTACACCAGCAACTACACCAGCAACTACACCAGCACCTATACCAGCACCTAATACAACATCTAATAATAAAAAACAAACTGGTGGTTCTAATAATAACAATAACAACAATAATAATAACAATAATATGACTGGTAATAGTATGACTATGACTGGTAATAGCATGAAAACTCGTAATAATAGTATGACTATGACTGGTAATAGCATGAAAACTCGTAATAATAGTAGGACTAAAAAACTAAATAGTAATAATAATATGATGAATAAATCAAGTAATACTAATACTCTTCCAAATAATACTATAACAAATAATAGTAATCGACCACTAATTGATCAATTTGTAAATTTTGTTAATTTATATTCAAAGATTGATAACATTGATGATAATTTACTTAATTTTATCAATTCAGTATCTAAGACACAATCAAATATTACTGAATTAGGATTTAAAACTTATAGCACTTTTTCACCTGATACTCAACAAGATATGTATATTAGAAATGATGGAGGTGATTATAATATGAAAGCATTTTGTAATGCAAATGCAAATAATGAAACAAAAACAATTCCAATTAGTTTGAAAGATGATAGACTTGTTGAATTTATCAAAATATATAAAAATATGAAAAATTCTTATATTAAAACTTGTGAAGATTTATTTAATATTTTAGAAAAACAAATTCTTATGAAAGTACCTATTGATGAGAAAAATGAAACTCCACATTTTACTGTAAATAATATTGGTTATGAAGAACTAGTAGTAATTGAAACTGATGTTCGTAATATATTAGTTAAAATGTATTCTGGATGCCATGAACAATATCAAAAAGGAATGGTTGCATTATTTAATGCGTTAAAACCTGCTGAAACTAATATTTAATTTTATATTTATATATTTTCATAATTTTTATAATTTTTATAATTTTTATAATTTTTATATTTTCATATAGTAATAGTTATTAAGAATAAATATAGTTATAATAAATATAAAATCATAAAATAGAAATGCCACCTAAAAATAAAATGCCACGTTTAAATCAAGTTGCTAATGAGAATAATCCTCCTAAAAATAGTAGTTCTAGAAGAACACAAAAAAAATCAAGATGGAATAAATTTCTAAATTTATTTAGTTGCACAAGAAAACAAATAACTAATGGTGAATGTAATAGTAGTGGTAGTAGTAGTGGTAGTGGTAGTCGTGGTAGTCGTGGTAGTGTGCATAGTAATGGTAGTAGTGGTAGAAATGTTAGTAATAGTAGTATTGGTAGTATTGGTAGTAGTGGTAATGGTAGTGTTGAACGTGTGAATATTAGTGGTAGTAGGAAAAGTAGTAGTCGTAGTGTAAATAGTCTTGTTAAAAGTGTGAATAGTAGTCATGGTAGTGTAAATAGTAGTAGTAGTAGTGGTAGTAGTAGTGGTAGTAGTAGTAGTAGTAGTAGTAGTAGTAGTCGTATTATTCGTGAATTAGCAGCAGAAATTAATGCAGAGACTCGAGAACAAACAAAAAAATTTACAGCAGAAGTTAACAAATTTTCTAAAAAAGTAAAAACAGTTGCTAAAATTATACATAGACCATTAATTAACTTTAGTGATACTGAAGAGGCAGAAATGTTAGCAGAATTAGAAGGATTAGAAACAGAAACAAAAACAGATCCAGTACCAGTACCAGAACCAGAAAATAAAGTACAACAAGCAACAAAATTAAAAAAAGATTTAAAAATAAACATAACAACAATTACAGATAAAATAGAAAATTTTACAACAGAATATACAAAACATAAAGAATCTTTTGAAAATAATAAATTAATGCAAACTAAAATAAAACAAGAAGCAGATAAAAAAACAAAAGTATCTGATAAAAAACAAGCAGGAATAAAATTAAAGACAGAATATTTATTACTAATAAATGAGAAACAAACATTATTAGATACTATTGAAAAAATTTATAAATTATTTACCAAAATTGTAAATATGAAACATACACTAACAAACATTATGCAAAGCATTATTTTGCCAAATAAAAAAACATTATTTGCCGACATAAACAGAGATATTGATAATATAAAAATCCAAAGTATAAATGATTTTAAAAATGAAATTCTAACTGAAATTAAAAAAATTAGAAATGAAATTGAAATTAAAAAAGCAATTGCAGAATCATTTCTAAATAAACAAAAAACACAAAGGAAAAATGCTGAAAACGCAATTCGTAATATTAATACTATGTTAAGAGGTATTTCAGCCATTCGGCAAGGTAGAAAATAAAAATAACAACAAATATAATCTAATTAGTATTTTGAAACACACTCGATAAATCACTTGGTAATGGATTAATTTTTGTACTATAATATTTAACAATATCATCCATCCGCTTTATATCATTATTCGTCACAAAATTAATTGCAACACCAGTTCGTCCGTGCCTTCCACTGCGTCCAATTCTATGAATATATGATTCATTCTTAAATGGAATATCATAATTAATTACAATTGAAACTTGTTGGACATCAATACCACGACCCAATAAATCAGTTGAAATCAAAACCCTTGTATTTAAACTTCTAAATTTTCGCATTGCCTCCTCTCTTTCAGCAATATCCATACTTCCATGAATAAGAGATACTTTGAAATTTTGCTCCTGCATTTTTTTAGTTAATAACTCAACACTTTGATGATAATTACAATAAATAATAGTTTGACTAGTAGAAAACAAACTATACAAATCACACAGGGTTTCAAATTTATATTCATTCTTTTCACATTCAATATTATATTGTTTAATACCCTCTAATGTCAGGTTCTCCTTATTAATAAGAATATTAATAGGATTACGAACAAATTTTTTAGTCATATTAAAAAAGTTGGTATCCATTGTTGCCGAAAATAATCCAATTTGGCATTCATTATTAACACTGCTAATAATTTGCTGTATTTGATTAAGGAACCCCTCTGATAACAATTCATCTGCCTCATCAAGAATTAGAACATTTACAGTTTCAATATTTAATGCTTGTTTATTAATCATATCTAATAGGCGACCTGGTGTTCCAATAACAACATGAGGTAAATTACCATCTGTATTGCGTCCCAACAATACTTCAATATTTTCACGAACAGAAAGGCTTTTAACAGCAAGAGCCAATCGCAAATCAACATACTTACCAATATTAGTAAATACATGTTCAATTTGTTGTGCTAATTCCATAGTATGAGCTATGACTATTGCTTGGGTTTCGTTCTTTGTAAAATCAAGATTGCCAAGCGTTCCAATACAAAACGTTGCAGTTTTACCTGTTCCACTTTGCGCTTGTGCAATAAGGTCAAATTTACTTAAAAATGGCTTAATTGCCTTTTGTTGGATAGGGCTCGGCGTTTCGAAACCATAAGCCATTACTCCACGAATAATTTTCAAATCAATATATTTACCAAGGTCGTCAAATGTTTCAAAAGGAATAATACATTCTTCACGTTGGATAATTTGTTCCGGTGTTAATTCTAATGATTTAGTTGATGGTTCCTTTGGAGTTGTTGTTTCTGGAATTGTGATTTGTTCTTTTTCTTGCATTTGTTCTTGTGTTTCATTATCATTATCATTATCATTATATTCTTCATTTGTATTATCATATTGTTGTCTATTATAATATTGTTGTCTAGGTTGTCTATTTTCTTGACGATTATCATATTGCTGTCGATTATCATATTGCTGTC